CAGCGATATTACTAACAGTTTTAGATTCAACAGTCCCATTCGCAAGTAAAACATGAAGCGTTCTTGTATAACCCAAAGCAGCCGTTAAGCCTTGAGGTAAATCGGTGTCAACACCAGCAGTACCATCAACTGTTATTTGACCAGCAGTTGCAGCAGCAATTCGACCACCTCTTCTTACTCCAGCTTTTAAGGGATCTGATACTTCAATAACTTGCCCAGGACGTACTAAAACACCTGCTTCTAAACTACAAGTAAAGCTAACAACTTCAGTCTCCCTTGCTTCGGAGTAGATCATCCACCTCCCGACCCGCTTCGCTTGACCACGACTGGTGCAGGCAAAAGCTTCAATATTCTTAGTAATTACACCGTATCTGGAGATTCCATTAAACATACTTGCGTCATCTAAAACCTCTTCATAAGCAAAAGTTCTAAGAGTCTTATCAAAATATTTAACTACAACTGCGGTTGCTCTTGATCGTTGACTACTACCTGAATAAGTAAATCCTTCAGAAGTAATATTTGCCAACGTAAATAGATAACTACTTGACTGCGGCTTGTCTTGTGAAATTGCAAGGCTACCCACTGCCCAATAAGGCATAGCCATGAAAACCGCCGACATTGCATTGATTAAATCAAATGCTTCTGTCCTGCCTTGGATATAAACATTACAAGAAAAACGTGGTTCAAATCCTCCAAAACCATCAGCTATGCCATGTCTTCCATTTGGCCCATAATCATTATTTGCATTGTTAGGTCTGGTGTTATTCGCAGAGCAATATTGAGAAGCAGCATAAAAATCGAATTTGCTTAGTCGTTCTGCATCTCCATCCCAATTCGGGTCTGTTTGTTCAGACAACGTAAGTACATGATCCCCAAGTCCGTATCTTTGCGAAGTTAAAAGATCCCATAAACACCAAGCAGGATCAGCGCACCAAGTCGCTGCTTGAAAAGTACCATTCCAAGTTCCTGAATAAATCAACGCACCAGTATCACTATCAACAGTTGCATTACTTGGGATTCTTATCTTGGTTCCTCTAATTAGATAAGCTCTTCGTGGAATAGACGAAAATTGTTGTGCATCTATTTCTAAACTTGCTAAAGCTGAGTTTGGATAAGTGTTGTTGGTATAACTAAGCTGAACAAAAGAATCCCACCATGTCTCATTTTGTAGTCTTGTATTATCTGCGGCGTTATCTGTAATTCGGATGATTCTTATCTTTACTTCAGACGTAAAATGAGTGGGCATCTTAATGATGTAAGCCCTTTTATACATATCCCCTGTTCTACCTGTAATCGTATCTGTTCTTTGATCAGTAAAACCACCTCCATCAACTGATCTCTGGATTTTTATCGTTACTGATGTACCAACAATATCTCCATCATCTTCTATTTCTTGTAATGCAGGAAATCTAACAATGACTCTTACATCATTAACACTTGTCGAAGTTGCGACGGTTTCAGTCTCTCCTATATTTGGAGTATCTTTTATAACTCTTCGATTAACAGAAACAGTAGTAGCCGCCTTGTCGTAACCATCTATTCTTGTTTGAACTGAACCACCATTTCTAAAAGAATGTCCAACTCCTGCAAAATTATAACTACCATCACCATTTTGAATAGGAGTATTATTTAAATAAACAGATTTCAAACCATCCTTTAGTCCTTCTATTTCTCCCTCACAAATAAGATCTAATACTTTTGCATAACTCTTACTATCAAGAGAGTCTGCTTCAGTAGTAGGTGTGCGTCCACCGCCTTGATCACCTTTGCCTCCTGTATTTGCACCTCTTATTAGTTTGGTCATGTTGGCTGCTCCGCAACGTCAATTTCTGCTGAGATAACAACAGATCCTGTAAAAGTTTCTCCATAACAAACAGGAATTGCCGTTCCTGCTCTGGAAACCTGTTGAATCCCACTAAAACTAAACTGATTTTGAGGATCTTCTTCTGATTCTGGGGTTTTCGGAATAGGAGCCAATAATTCAGCCACGCCAGAAAGGACTAACATTATTCCTACATTGCCTGCAAGTGCCAACATAGCGTTTCCTGCTGTAGCAGAAGCCATAAAACCAACACCTGCTTTTCCAAAAGCAAATGAAGCCCCAGGGAGAGCAACAGCCATTCCAATTAAAGCTATACCTAAAACAATTCTTCCTGTAGTACCAGCTCCAGCAATAACAGGAGTAATACTAATGTCCTCAGAACCAATTGGATAACCAATTTCTTCTAAAGCTAAAGCACCATGACCAGCTTCTACCTTGTAATACTGTTTAGCCATATGTTGCTCTAATCCAGGCCAATTAGCAATTAGAAACCGAACAGCTTCAGCAGGATTTTTTACATTTGCATGTAAAACTCTTTTACCGACAAACTTTGCAAGTTTTCCATATAACTTGACTTTTCTAAGCATGACGTAAAGTTATCCTCCTACCAACACACTTTAATAGCCATTCGTCCAATTGGTCACGACTTGATAATCTTCCTTGAAAATGATGCAAAATATCATTTCCTCCTAAAAAGACCGCAATATGATTTAAACCTTTTCCTCTAATACTCATTAATAGACAATCACCTTCTTGTAATTTTTCACCAGGCTCAAGTTCTCTAAACCCTGTTTCTTTCCAACAGCTATCAAACATTGGATTCAACCTAAAATCTTCAGCATTAATAGGTCTTTCCCAATCCCTTAGTTCTATACCTTTCCTAAGATGATAATCCCTTACTAATGTCCAACAATCAGCTACTCCCCAAACCCATGTTCTGCCTTCTAATGGTGCTTCATAACCAGATGGCTCAAAATAATGCCATGCTTCTGTTTTTGGATTAACAATATACCAAGGCAATTCACTGGTTTCACAAGAAGCTAAATCTGCTTGGCTAGGAGTGGGTGGTGTTGAGGGGTGAGAATGTACTATCGCTAATATCTCTCCAGCGTCTTCTGCTGCTGCATAGTCTTTGGGATCAATAATAAATTGATCGTATCGACTTTCAGCAATGTTTTTACACGCCCAATAATATTCCTTGCCTTTAAGGACAACTAATAAACCACAAGATTCATTAGGATCAGCTTCTTTTGCCGCTAAAAGAGCATCATTTTTCCAAGTCATGTATGGAATGTTCCTATGCCTGGGAAATGTTGAGGTAAACATTGCCTTTTAGGGATACGAACCCCAGCCAAATCAAGAGCACTGCATAGCTCAAATTCAACTATATCTTTATTTTCACTTACTTTTCTGTCAACAAAATAAATTTCATCAGGAAATCTTTGAGTAGAATCTGGTGTCTGATATGGGTTGCCAAGTTCTTCAGGGTTAAATGTATCGTCATTTTCCATTGCAAGTCCATCTTCATCTTCTGCTGCAAGAAAATTATCAGTACCAAAACTTTCAGCATCAATAAAGCGTTCAAGAGTTCTTACCCTTGTTAGTTTTGCTCCTGCCAAATCATTACCCAAAGTTGTTGTATTTACTTCATTTAAAATTGCGGTAATTGTATTAAACAAATTACTAACAGTCATCGTTGGTCTTGGTAAACGTCCTTTCCCTCCCTTGTATTCAAAACCTTCAGCCTTAATAGGTAGCTGTTGATAAACTTGACCTCCAAATTTTATATCTACAAAATTATTATTAATCGTGTTACTAGAAGCACCATTATGAAAATAATATGTTGGATAAACTGCTTTCCATGTCACAGTTCCATCTGTAACTGTTCCACCAACGTCAGCAGGCCATGAAGGCTCTGTTGAACCAGTTGTCCCAGGGATAGTGACTCTAAAAACAAGACCTTTTGCATGAGTTGAAGAACTCCTTACCTCTTTCCCATATCTTTTATCTGAATTAGCACCCCAAGGCTGCCAACCTGCCGTTCGTGCATTGCCATGCAAAGTTGTATTCAATTCCAACTCAAATAATTCAATAACCGCAGTTGGATTATCATTTTGAAGTTGACTGACTGGTACTGGCATTAGCTAGATTCAAATACCTGTTTAAATTCCATTGAAATTGTATTGTTATTGAAAGATGTCATGTCA